GCGTAGGATGGTCGGCTGCTCCAGCACCATATCGATAAACTGGTTAGCCTGCTCCGCGTCCAGAAGACCGCCGTTGGCGTTCAAGTCCGCGATAGCTAGATCAGCACGCTGTAGAAGGGTTTGATTCGATTGGGGCATTGTAGTATCTCCTAGAGGTTACTTCATGTTTTGGCTGAACAGGCCATCGAAAATGTCGCGCTTTTGCTTCTTCGGCTCATCCGTAGCAGCAGGCGCGGTGTCGTCGTTGTCCGAGCGAACGTGGGTAGTGGACTCCACCGAATCGACACGCTTAGTGACCGCCGTAACGGTCTCGTTAAGCGTAGCGAGCGAGCGGGTGATTGCCTCAAGAGAAGCCAGCACCGCGCTATCGTTCTGATTAGCAGCGGGCGCCGAGGCGGCAGGCTCCGGGGCGGAGCGCTCTTGGATTTCGGTCACCGGCTTGGCGGCGATAGCCGCGGCGACCGCCTCTTGAATCATGGCTTGGGCATCAGCGCGGGTAAGGTACTCCGGCTTGTCTTCCGTGGGGGAGGTAGTACCCGGCTGATTTTGGTCGGCTTTGACAGTCATTGTTTGTTGCTCCTTCTCTTTGATGGATCGGTTAACTAAAACTACACCAGCAGGTAGGCCGTCGAGTAGATTACCTAGGTAAAGCGCAAACTGTGCCGCCGCGCGGTAGATAAGTTCTTTACGTGCAGCTACTGGTAGCTGACTGTAGAACATAATGTTATACACCACGTCCTGCAAGCGGTAAATAGCCTCGCTGGATAGATTGCAGAACTCCACATCAGCTAACGCGGCAGCAAAATCTAGCTGACCCCAGCCCCACGAACCGTAGGCAGCTTCGGAGACTACTACCGCGATGGTTTGCGGTATGTCGTCTTCCTCCGCTCGCCTAACCGACACGACAACGCCGGGTTCTAGCTCCACCTTACCGACTGTACCGGAAACCTCACCTAGACTGCGGGCGAATACGTACTGCGTGTCAGTATTGTCGATGCGGCCTTGCGCAGTGTCAATATCTTTTTGCGCGAGGTACTCGGTTACGTCCGCCTCGGAGCGAAAAACCTCTTTATCGAACGTGATTGCAATCAATTGCAATCCGGCTTCTTGTGCTCTGGTAGGGCGTTCATCGGTGCGCAGCATGGTGACTTTGCGCCCACCCCCAAGGTTAACTTCGATAGTAGGGGCGGTAGGCTCCTCGTAATCTGCGCGGCGCAGTAGTACCCGCGTTTCTTCCTCTACCACCTCATAACCTTCGATGCCGAAGTCTTTTGCCACGCTATCCACGTCTTCGCGTGCGGTACCTGCGGGGAAGCTTATGTACAGAAATGCGCTATGCGCCTCACTACGTACGCGACGCACTCTGCGTACGGGTACTGACACTTCCTCGCCCTTGTCGTTACGCACTACGCGGAAGCCGACTTGGTTTGCGGGCTTACCCACCAAGCTAAGCGCAATAGGCTCCGCCAAAGACGCTACGGATACCTCTTTGACTTTCTTCACTTTACTCATCTTTTAGTACCTCCATCAAGATTGTGTACCTATGCACATGCCCTTCGGACTCATCCGTAACCGTATGCGAGGTTATCGTGTGCGAGTGACCGCCGTTCTCCGAAGTACCCCCCGCGATAGGCCGATTGTCATCATTCACCCATACAGCAAATGTATGTGTATGCCCGTCCGTAACGTCGGGCTCGGTAGTACCCGTACGGTAGTTATCGTCTTCGTACTCTAGCACAGCAGTAATGGTAGATACTAGCGCTTCGTACGAATACCCGTTGATTTCCCCTGAAAGAATCTGCGACCATAAATCGTCATCTTCGACACGCATACCTACGACCCAAGACCCTTCCACAAAAGTTGGGTCCCCTGCGCGGGCGATGAAGGACTCGACTACGTAGATGCCTCTGTCGCGCACGTCCTCCCCGTCATGGTTCACGTCGATAATGAACCCCCGCTTCATGAAGGCGTACGCCGCCTCTACGATCTCCTTACGAGTCCAGTAATCGTTATACACGTTGGGTGCGTCAGGTACTAGAACCTCCGCCAATACCACGCGTTCCCACTCATCATCATCACGTACGTATAGTGTAGGCTGGTAGGTCATGCTCACTCCTGCCCGTGTTCGGGGGGGCGAAAACCGATGTCGCCACCGTCTTCAATGTCTTTAGTTTCCTCGGTTTTTATACCCTGCTCATCGTGCGTTTTCTGTGCGGTATTGCGGAGTGTAAGCGCGATGGGCTGATCCATCCACGGCTCCCAGCCTTCCTCCCCCGGCTCAGGGTAGAACGCTATTTCAGTGCGCAACGCGCTAGCTGCGGCTTTTTGTGCACTGCGCGGAGTGAGAGCGCCCATGACGTTAAGCGCGGTTAGTGCTTTCAGTAGCGTCTCCGGGTTTGTGATCGACGGGTTTTTGCTGCGAAGCTTTACCGTCTTCAGCCCTAGACCGTAGCGTCCGTTGATAACCGTTTTGTTATAGACCTCATCGTAGGCCCCGCGCTCGGGGGCATACACCTGCGACTCCGCTACGAACATACTGGTGTTAGCGGTAGCGAAGTTGACATCCTGCGAAAGCCCAAGCACTACGGGCGGTAGCCGGAAAGAGGATCGGATTTTCTCCTGATTACCGTCATCGTACCCCTTAAATAGCGCGTCACTCGGGCGGGAGTCAGTAAGTTTATCAATCTTGAGGCTTACACTACCCTTGCCGTCCAGAGACTCCACCTCCGGTACGGCCTCTACTAGCAGAATCTGGTTCTGCCGTTCTTTACCGACGCCTTGAGAGTTGAGTAGTTTTTTCAGGGATACAAAAGACTCTCGGGTTAGCCGCCCACCAGATACCGAGAGGATCATAGGCGGTACAGTATTCTCTTCAAAATACCGTAGATTTACCTCCTCGGCCTCGCGCGACCCCAGAATGGCGGGAATCTGGTTGGCCCACCGCGGAACCCCGTACTGGTCCGGAGAGTTAAACCGGAAATGTATAAGTTCCGTAGCTTCCCTGCCTTTCGGTACGCGGTACCCGTCCCGCTCAAACCGGCCAGTGGTCGAGTCTAGCTTTCTAGGGTCGCCAAACTCTTTGAAGTACACAGAAGCACCGCCGACCGTCTGTACAAAAATGCGGTACTTCCGTATTTCTCGTACAAGAGACACCCGCGGGCCGCGCGCCACATCGTACTTAACAGATACCGGCTCCGGGTCTTTTGGGCAAAGTCTGACAGTATGGCTATGTATATGGCGAAGAATCGAGGGCCTGGATTTCTGGTCGCGTACCACCTCGACAAAGGCGAAGCCTACGGACTCCTTGTTATTTACTACTTTAGCGTGCAGCTCCGCGAGGCTTTCGTCAGAATTAGGGCTCTCTATGAACGACTCAAGCAGTTCTTTTTCCGCGGAGTCCATAGGGACATCCGGGTGTGCGCGCACTACCTCAAAACCGCTACGGCCCACATTAGTAACCATAGCATCGATACATTGAGGCAGTATGTTACTGATAGACAGCATGTATAGAAGTTTGCTTATGTCAAACGGCGGGGCTATGGTAGTAACACCCCCCGCTATCGCTGAGCCGTATGTCTCGTCTAGCTGATTTGACATATCTGCGCGGCGCTCTCGGGACACCGTTATGGCACGAGCGCTAACGCTGACCCCCGGCTCCTCGCTACGCTTACGACGAATTCTTCGTTCCATCAGACACCCCCCCGACGCGTAGGCGTATACACATAGCCCCGCTCCCGTAGTACCTCATTTATGCATACACGTACAGTATCGCTCTCCTGCGTATACATACGCACGATCCACCCGCCTTTACCTTCAGATATAAGCTCTATCAGGCAACGCCCTGCGAGTGCTGCCTTGCACTCATCGCGGAGTGCCCCCGCTTCGGTATCCGGTGCAGCCTTGTACGCATTAGGCGTATCTACGCCAAATAATCTTGCGCGCACGCGCTTAAAAAGCCCATCTACGCCAAGATTTACTAAAAGAATATAGTCATCAGCGGAGTGTACTTCTTCGACCTTTGCGCAGAACGTTTTAACGATTTCCCCATCCATAGTATCACTCGTCTTGTGAGTTATAAGCGATACAGAATATAGTGCCGGGGGGAGTAAAACGCAACAGAATTTAGTATGGGCAATAAAAAACCCGGCATATAGCCGGGTTGCAATCGATTTCAAACAAATATAGTGGGTGATTTGTCGTGCGATACCTTGGACCGATTTACTTAGCTGCGTATGTCTCCCCTCGTGCGCGGATGTCCCTTGCACAGCTCCCGGCGACAAGCTGGTATTCGTACTCGTCAGCGATTTCAGCGCATGCCTCGCGCTCCGCGGATGCGACTAGTGCGGCAAAGCGGCGCTGTTTGTCGATGGTCTGCTCGCGCTCCGGGCCACTTGCCAGCGGAATCCAGATGCCGCACTGCAGGGCGAGTTCAATGATGTCGTCGCGGGTCATGGCTTGGCCTCCGGTTCAACCGGCACAAGTTTCCAGCCGCCGTTCACGGCAGGGTCAGTCGCAACATCGACATGAAAGCCGATGAGGTTGTCGAGCTTGGCTTTTGCCTGCTCGTATGTGTCATTCTCGTTTGCCACGCCAATATGCGCGACAACGAGAGCCTCATCAATAGCACGTAGCCAACCATCTGGCACGCTCGGCGTGGGTTGTACCGGCACGTACCCATCTACGCCGTAAGTACCAATGACGCCGAGCATGTGCCGACCTTTCGGAAGGGTTGCGAGCTCTTCATCCGTCAGGTCCGTTCCGATGTCCATGTACCCACCTGTCCCGAGGTCGAGATATGCAACCGCTTTCGGCGAGGGCTGTGCGCCGGGGAGGGCGTAGAGCGGGCCTTGCTCTTCAATCCAACGCTGGATCTCGTAGCTCGCCCACATTTTGCGCAGCGCGCTTGGGAATCGGAGACCGATGGGCCTCTGCTTCTCCATCTGCTCAATCTTGGCGCGTAACCGCGCATACTCTTCCTCTTTTTTCACCCGAAGGCAGAACTCCGCATCAGCTTGTTTTTTCACTGCTGCGATAAGCGCGTGCAGCTCCTCGATCTCGGCGCGCAGGGCGTCGCGCTCATCCCTCACTTTGCGGTACATCGCAATGCTTTCAGCGTCGGATTTCTCCGCCGCTTCGAGGCGGTCGATAAGAGCATGTACAACAGTTGAACTCTGCGGGCGTTTGTCTCCCCGCAGTTTTGTGATGTCGATCATTTCGACTCCTTTTTCTTGAGCGGCATGTTCGGCTGCGTCTGGATTGAGAACGACCCGACAATGGGCATGTTTAACCCTGCATGGAAGTTTAATCCTGGGCTGTACCGATACGTGCGTATAAAGTAAGGGCCTACCTTTCCAGAGAGGCCGGGGTGCCAGCTTAAATGCCACCTCCAAGTAAGCGACCACCGCCAATGCAGTGCCGCAATTAGCACAGACCGGCAGGGCTTCCCGTTAGCGTGCATCCTCTGGAAAAGTGTCAGCGCCCCAATCTTCATTTCGATTCCTCCAGCGAGGCTATTGTATTTGCGTATAGGTTGGTCTGCTGGTAAGCGGATACGCGCAGCTTGGTTAGCGGGTGGGAAGGATCAAGCCCTTCGCCCATGACGTTCTTGTGGTGCTGCCGCAAGGCGGCCTTCATATTCTCCATGCGCCCGATCATCTCGACCGCCGTGTTAATCGCATTGGTGATCTCTTTTGACGTTGGGTGTTCACGCCACCCATCTGAGGGCGCGCGGCGCCACTCGTTGAACTGGCGCAGGATGGAGGCGGTTTCGGTGGGGGTCATGGCGCTTCCTTTGGCGCAGCCAAACCTTGTTCGTGAATAACAACGCCCATCCTCGTATTGATGAGGGACATCAGTTCAGTGTCTCCACGCTCGCGCGCTTCGCCGTACATACCTGCCAGCTCCATGAGGTCGGAGCAATCCAAAACCTCGAGAGTTTTGATTACGCCGACGGGCGCAGGTCTTCCAAACAAGTCTCGAAAAATCTTCATGGCTTGGCCTCCGGTGTTGCTCGGACAATTTTCATGACATCCCCTCGCAGTACCTTCCCGCGCCATTGAAACTTTTTTCGGCTCGGCCAGTAGTCAAGCCGCTCGCCTGCGACAAAGCGTGACCAGTGGTACTCAGTGTGCTTTGTCCACCCGCCATCGTCGTCGGCGACAGCTTTCGACAAGAACGTACGGCGATCCGCGTCAAATTTTTCTTTTTTGTGGCGCTTCAGTTCAGACCAAAAATTCTCGTCACTCATGGCTTGATCTCCGGTGTAAGCATGACAGCAAGGCGGTCTCGGTCCTGCCAGCCCTTTGCGTCGTTCGGTGCATCCGGTGAAACCGGCTCGAACTCAATTTCGATGGTCGGAATATGCTGCTGCGCTTCGCTCTCCCATCCAAGCAATTCACGGTCGTTCATTTCTCTTCTCCATCGCCTCGATCTCAGCGCGCAGGGTGTCGCGCTCCGCTTCAGTTCGCCCGATCAGGCTTGTGCGGAACTTCATACTGCTGCGCAGTTCAGCAAGTTCTTTCTCAGCCGCTTCGAGGCGGTCGAGGAGTTCGAGAATGGTTGCGGGGTTTGCGGCAGCGATGAATTCCGCGCAACGCTCGGTGGCGTCGGAGCAGATGCGATCACGCGATTTCAGGTCTCCAACCTCAAAGCCGCGACTGCCGGCTGTCCAGCCAGCTGAGAACCAGCATCCCCCTCCCGCCTCGCGCGCCGCCTGCTCCAGCGCGTCCAGATCCAATTCAGCCATGGCGCACCTCCTCATCGACCCGCGCGCCAGCGGGGTAGCTGTCCCATTCCTCGTACTCGGCGACGGGGCGGTAGCGCCGGCCGACTTTCTTGTAGAGGGTGGTCATGACTTCACGCCGAGCGCTTTGCGGATCTCTTCGCGCGCCATGTGTCCGCCCGCAACGCGCCCAAGCGAATAGGCGTGACGCATCGCTTCAAGCACCCATTCGTGTGGGCTGAATCGCTCTGCCTCTTCTGGAGTTTTCGGCAAATAGCCATGATCGTCTTTTGCGAGCAGCGCTTCGTCAGTCGCAATGCGCCTCAGTCTCGCTTCTTCAAAAGGCAGCAGGTTCCATTCAGCCATTTTCAATCTCTCCTTGTGTCTTCGCCGCTATCCAAGGGCAGCCATTCTGCAGCCGGCTCCTGATTCTCCATGTGCTCGATCTTGGTGCGCAGGGCGTCGTTTTCATGGCCAACACGGTTCAACTCGGCCATGAGGTCAGCAATACGCTGCTCGTCGATCTCACGCTCTTTCTCAGCCGCTTCGATTTTGGTGCGCAGTTCTCTGCACTTGCCTTCCCATCCCTTCGCAACCCGCAGGGCACTTTCGGCCAGTGCCTTGTGGTGCGCCGAATCTTTCTCAGCCGCTTCGAGCCTCGCGGCCAGCCGCTCGATCTCATCCGCCGCAGCCAGCATCACGCTGGGCACGTCTCCTGCCGGGTGGCCGATTTTGCGCGAGTAGCGGCGCAGTTCGTTGGCGTGATCGGTCATTTTTGATTCCTTTTCTTGAGTGGCATGTTCGGCTGCGTTTGAATAGAAAACGATCCGATAACAGGCATGTTTAACCCCGCATGGAAGTTTAATCCTGGGCTGTACCGATACGTGCGCATAAAGTAAGGGCCTACCTTTCCGGAGAGGCCGGGGTGCCAGCTTAAATGCCATCTCCAAGTGAGAGACCACTTCCAGTGCAGTGCCGCAATTAGTACAGATTGGCAGGGCCTCCCGTTAGCGTGCATCCTCTGGAAAAGCGTCAGCGCCCCAATCTTCATT